GATAATTGGGAAACATTTATTACAGGTGAAAATGGTGCTAAGACGGTTCCTAAGTTAACAGCTACTACTACTACTGGTTTTGCTGTAGGTACTCTTGCAGATTATATGGGATTGCCTCCGTTGATTCCTGATTATGGATTTAATGCGTTACATTTTCGTGCGTATAAACTTATTTGGAATGAGTGGTTTAGATCTGAGCAGTTGCAGACTGCGTTAACGTTAGTTACAGCAGATTCAGGTGATGCGTTAGCTGATTATTCTCTTCAGAAGCGTGGTAAGCGTCATGATTATTTTACGTCGTCGTTATTGTATCCTCAGATTACAGCGAATGCTGTTCCTTTGTTTGATTCTGGTGCTACTGCTCCTGTTATAGGAGAGACTGGAACTGCTATCCAGTTTATGGGTAATACTTCAGGTGCTGTTGGTCAGTTCCGTACAGGTCCGTCTACGCCGTTGACTCCTGTTAATATTAATCAGTCTTCAGGTACGTTTGTTACTTCAGAAGCTTTGGTTGCAGATGCTAGTGGTACAAATAAGACAGGTTATATTACGGATCTTAGTGATGCGACATCTGCTACAATTAATGATCTTCGTTTAGCGTTTGCTACTCAGAAATTGTATGAGCGTGATGCTCGTGGTGGTACTCGTTATACAGAGAGTTTGTTATCTCATTTTAAAGTGTATTCTCCGGATCAGCGTTTACAGCGTCCAGAGTATGTTGGCGGTGGTTCGACACCGTTCCAAATTAATCCTGTAGCTCAAACTTCAGCGACATCAGGTTCTGATGCTCTTGGTGATTTAGGTGCTTATGGTGTGTGTGCTCCTCGAGGTCATAGCTTCCAATATTCTGCTGTTGAACATGGTGTTCTTATTGGTCTTGTTAATGTTCGTGCTGATTTATCTTATCAGCAAGGAATGAATAGAATGTGGTCTCGTACGAATCGTCTTGATTATTACTGGCCTGCTCTTGCGAACATTGGTGAGCAAGCTGTGTTATTTCAGGAGATTTATACACAGGATCCAGCAACAACAGGTCCAGGCGGAACTTCAGCAAATCTAGAAGTGTTTGGTTATCAAGAGCGTTGGGCTGAGTATCGTTATAAACCTAGTGAGATTCTAGGTAAGTTTAGGACTGCAGATTCAGGTAGTTTGGATGCGTGGCATCTTTCTCAGTCGTTTTCATCATTGCCTCAGTTGAATTCTACGTTTATCGAGCCGGATACACCTATGTCTCGAATAAAAGCAGTTACGACTGAGCCGGACTTCTTTTTTGATGGTGCGATTAAGTTAACGTGTGCGCGTCCTATGCCTGTTTATTCTGTTCCAGGACAGATGGATAGATTCTAGGAGATGGTATGTTTAATTGGTTGACTAATCTTTTTTCGTCAGCTCCAACGGTTTCAAGAGTTGCTTCAGCAGGTCAGTCTTGGATTGGTCCTGCTGTTGGAGCAGTTTCTTCTATGTTAGGAGGTGCACTTTCTTATAAAGGTGCACGTCGTGCTAATGAGATGAAATATAAATGGCTTGAAGAAGATCGTAGATTGCGTCGTAAGTGGAAGTTAGAAGATCAAGCTCATATTGATCGTAGAGCAGATAATGCGTATGAGAGGTTTTATGATCAGTTAGTTCGTAAAGGTATAAATCCTACGTATTTTTTTAATCAAGGTGGAGCCGGTGCAGGAACACCTATGGCTTCTACTATGACAGGTTCACAGTTTCAACCTTCAAATGAGATGGCTGCTTTTGTTAATTCTGCGTTATCTATGCAGCGTATGTATAATGATGTGTTGTTATCGAGAGAAGCTGTAACAGCAGCTAAGTTAGAGAATATAACTCGTGTTATTGAGACAGGTATTGATTCGTCCACTTTTGGGAGATTTATGAAATATCTCGACCGTGGAGGTCGAGGCCTTTCTTCAGCTGCTCAGATAGTTAGAGATGTTAAAGGAACAGGTGTGTTACCGCGTCATGTTAATGTTAGAAGGAGTAGATATGAGTAGGTCTAAGCGATATTTATCGCGTCGTGAGCAGTTGGCTGCGCGTGATAAAGTTCATACGTATATACCGCAGGAGTCTGAGGTTCAGCAGTCGTTTAGAGATCAGTGTGATTTGAATAAGATTGTTGGTCGTTATGATAAGGTTATGCGTGATGATTTTTTGAGTACACATTTTGATACTCAAGGAGGTAGTTATGCTGATGTATCTGAAGTCCCTGATTACAGAGATGCTTTGCATATCATTCGTGATGCCCAGGAATCTTTTAATAGGCTTCCGCAAGAGTGGCGGAATGAGTTTGGAAACGATATGCGTGCTTTTGTGCACGCTATTGATGATCCTAATCAGCGTTCGCGTTTGGAAGCGTTAGGTGTTTTTAAGAGTAGAGACACTGCTACTCCCCCTATACACGACCAAGTTGAAGAACTTGCAGAGGCGCAAGACTCTGATGGCACCCGCTCTACTTGATATAAGGGTGCCAGGTCGTGAGTAACATTGTTAAATGTTTAATTTTAAGGAGAGACTTATGCCACGTAGACGAAGAATGAGTCGTCGTTCGTCTCGTCGATTATTTCGACGAAGTTCGATGAAACGTCGTAGAAGAAATTTGCGGCGCCGTCCTATGAGAGGCGGATACCGTATCTGACTAAGGGGGGGCTCCTCCCCCTTAGTAAATTAGTTAAGTTATTCCTAGTTTAGGGGGGTAATTTAATAAGAGGTGTAGTAATGCCCTGTTTTTATCCTAAACATGCTTATTGGACTCCGAATGGAGATAGTAAGAAGATTTATATGGATCGTGTTAACGATCATTTTTTTCGTTCAGGTCGTGATGTTCTTTCACGTACTTCACCGTTTACGGGTGAAGTTACAAATTTGAAGCTTCCTTGTGGTTCTTGTAAGTATTGTTTGATGGAGCGTGCGCGCTGTTGGTCAGTGCGCTGTTCTGATGAGATACAGATGTATCCTGATTCTTCATTTATTACGCTTACGTTTAATGATGAGTCGTTACGTAAGCTTTCGCCTGATTCTTCATTGGATCTTGATCATTATCAACGTTTTATTAAAAGAATAAGAGACGATGATCGTCTTTTTCGTATTCGCCAAGGGTTACCCCCTAGAGATATACGTTACTTTGTTTGTGGTGAGTATATGAAGTCGTGGCGTCCTCATTATCATTTATTGATTTTTAATTATGATATTTCTGATTTGCAGTATTTAAAGACAGTTAATGGTAATCATTATTTTATTTCTGATTATATGCGTAAGATGTGGCCGTATGGTTTTCATGTTATAGGAAAGGCTAATTATGAGACAGCTGGTTATATTGCTCGATATTGTCTTAAGAAAGTTAATGGTTCTCAGGCAGAAACGCATTACAAAAGAGTAAATTGTTTTGGTGACGAGGTGCAATTAAAGCCTGAGTTTTTGAAGATGTCTAATCGTCCAGGAATTGGTGCACAATGGTTTCATCGTTATTGGAGAGATATATATCCACATGATTATAAGGTGGTAAAAGGTCGCAAAACGCGACCTCCGAGATATTACGATAAGTTATTACAGAGGTATCAGCCTGAGATGTATCAGTTTGTTAAAAATCAGAGATTTATTCGTGCTCAGGAGCATGATGAGAAGTCACATGCAGAGTTGATGTATGAGATGCGTGCTATGGATTATAATATAAATAAGTTAGTGCGTGAGTATGAAGCCTTACATTGACACGCTGAGATTTTGTATGTTAGAAGGTTTGTAATTTAATACTTTCATAGGAGTAAGTTATGTTGAAGAAAATGTTCTGTTTATATGATTCTAAAGCAGAAATTTATCATGAGCCGTTTTATACGCGTACAGTTGGAGAAGCTGAGCGTGCGGTCCAGATGCAAGTTAATAATCCTGAACATCATTTGAGTAAGTTTTCAGAGGATTATACGTTGTTTGAAGTAGGTGTTTTTGATACTGATAATGGTATTATAACGCCTTTGTCTACTCTTCATGCTGTTTCTAAGTTACATCATTATAAAAAAGAGGAACCTAAGAAGAGTAAGTAGGTTCTAAGGAGAGGAATATTTATGCCGAAACATCGTTCAATTCGTTCGAGTAATGCACATTTTGCAATGATTCCTAATGTAGGTATTCCTCGTTCTAAGTTTGATCGTTCGCATGGCGTTAAGATGACGTTTGATGCGGATTATCTTTATCCCTTTTATGTAGATGAAATGTTACCCGGTGACACGTTTAATGGTAAGTTGCATGCTTTTGTGCGTCTATCTACACCGTCGTTACCAGTTATGGATAATTTGTATTTAGATACTTTTTTCTTTTTTGTTCCCAATAGATTGCTTTGGGATAATTGGGAAACATTTATTACAGGTGAAAATGGTGCTAAGACGGTTCCTAAGTTAACAGCTACTACTACTACTGGTTTTGCTGTAGGTACTCTTGCAGATTATATGGGATTGCCTCCGTAAGATCGTGACTGGGAAACAAAAAAG